CCCATGCCTTTATCGCAGTAAAGTTATTGAAACTAAATTCCATTCTGTCAACAAGTTTGACAGCATTACCAGATATTCTATCAATAGCAACATAACCCTCTGGGTTAGTCACCTTAAAACCATTTGCAGTTTTAATAAAGGTGTCTGTCAATCCCTTTACACTATTTAGTTTCTTTACAATGCCCATTTTTGCATCAACCAAGTGTCCTTGAAATGCAATAATATTCTCTAAATTCTTTGTGTGTTTCTTTACTTCACGAATTAATTCTTTCTGAATATTCGTATATTTCTCTTTACCTTTATCACTCTTTGCCTTGTCAATCTGTTTCTGGATTGACATTTCAACCCATTTAACATATCCCTCTGCATGAGCTTTAGGGTTAGTAATCCTTTGTCCTTCACGAACCTTACTATTATTATACGTCTTTAATGATGCACCAGCAAGAGCGCCTGTCATACTATCTTGTAGTTTAAGAAACTTTGAGAGTAGTGGTGAGTTTATTTTTCTGAATGTTGTACCAGCAGAAGACAAAGATGCTGTGACAGTAGCAGTTTCAGAAGAAGTCATTGTAGCTTTACCAGATACATCTTTGTAGGTTGCATCATCCATCCATACGGATGTAGAGTTACTAAGCCCCTTAATATTTGCACCGAATGAGGCTTTCATTCCTTGCAAATCACTACCAGAATATGTTGTGTGCCAGACAACTCCAATTTTTGCAGAGTTTATCTTTTTACCAATATCTGATGTTGGATCTACAGCATATACAATTGTATTTGGTTGAAATGTAATATATGACTTGCCGTCAATATTTTGGTTAGATTTATCTTCTGATGTAAACATCAAGTCACCTTGAAGTACATCTTTAATACCCAACTTGGAAAACTCTGCAAGTGCAATTTTAAACTTAGAATTTAATGAACCAGATAAACCATCTGCATCAATTTCAGCATTTGTCTTATAAAGTTTTGGGGTTGCGTTGAATACTGATTTCTTTGCAACAAAGAACTTGCCGTCAGCAGGATCAATACCAGCAAAAATTGCAGGAGCTCCATCCCACTTAACAGTCATGTTGACAGAAGAACGGGCCTCACCAGCTAACATATCTCTTAGAGAGCGAACAAAATTGATAGCAGCACGACCACCATCAACACCGAAATTTAAAATTTCGTCTTCAATATGTTCTAAGTGTAAGTTTTTCCCACCCTTATCTTCAGTGAGGTAACTAGAAAAGTTAAGCATTTAACACAGTTTCCATTCATACAAAGTTATTATTACTATTTATAATAACACAAACATTCAACTATGTCAATATGTATCTTTACCTTCTTCCAAGTGAATAAGATTGCCCTTCATAAATGGGGGAAGTTTATCATCACCAAATGGTTTTACTCTTTTTATTTGTTCTGACAACATTTCTGCATCACGTTTATTATTAAAGGTGCGAACAATTTCGTTGCTTGGAAACTCAACAACTTGCCACTCATTACCATTTTGATTTACAAAATAGTCTACCTTTTTATTATACTTTGATATCCGTAAATTTCTCATAGTCTTTATTCTTTCCAAGACTACTTCCGAAAGTTGTTTTATCAAATGCTGGAGTATCATTTTCCTGTCCACTGTCCACGATGTCATTTTGGGCTTCCTGTTCACAATCATATAATTTCATTCTAGCTCTGTCAATACCTATTACAAATCTCTTATTTGTGCCAGGATCATTATATCGGTTCTTTAACTGTTTCACCATTATCTGGTTTAATTCTTCTAACTCTTCAGTTGTGATAAGCGCAAACATGAGGTCAGCCGTAGCAGGTAGACCAAAACTTTCTGATGTATCTTCCAAACCCACATCTGAGTTTGCGTACCCGCCTCTAGTTGTTTGTGTTGCCGACATAATCGGTACATTATTTTCAACTGCAAGACCCCTAAGTTCTTCTGCAATCGCTTTGATATAAAAATATGATCCAACATTTGCATTTCCTTTGAATCTTGATGAAGAACAGATATTTAGGTAATCAATAAAAATAATGTCAGGACGAAATGATTTCTTTAGTGACAGTTCCTTCAACAATGCACGAAAGTGTCCTGTATGTGCAGACGCTGTTGGATACTCCTTGATAATTAACTTTCCATTAGTCTTTGTTTGTATTTTGGATAAACGGTCAGTAAACATTTTCTTAGGTAACTCATGCAAGTCATCCATTGTGATGTTCATTAGGTTTGCATCAATACGTTCTGCAATCCTTTCTTCTGCCATTTCCAATGTTATGTAAAGAACATTCTTACCTTGCATCAAAGTGGATGCGGCCATGTGACACATGAATAGGGATTTACCTACACCAGTACCAGCTAGGGCGATGTTCAAAGTCTTTTGAGGTATTCCCCCCTTTGTGATTCGATTAAAATAATCTAAATCAAATTCTAGTTTCTCTTCTTTCTTATGGTAGAACTCATATCGGTTCTCACCATCTTCTACATAGTCGTGTCCAACATTATTGTCAAACCCAACTGCAAGGGCTTCTGATAATATAGAAGGTATTGCTTCAGCGGTATGTTCCTTATCTTTGCCTTCGATAATTTGAATACCGTTTAATATTGCATTATGGACTGCTCTGTCTTTACACCACTTTTCTGTGGTATCGACAAGCCAATTCATATCTACATCTGCTTGAGATAATGTTTCAACAATAGTAAGAACAGACTTAAAGTCTTCATCACTCAAGTCCTTACGATGATCTAGTTCAATTGATAGAGTTTCATTTGTAGGTTGACTACCATATTTCTCCATAAACTTTGTGATTTCTTCAAATACAACTCTTTCTCTTCTATCTGAGAAATATTCTGGTTTTATGAATGGTAGAACTTTGCGAGCATATGGCTCGTTCCAAACCAAATTACTAAGAGTAGTTCTTTCAATTGTCTGTGTTGACATACTGCATTGTATCCTTCGTTGATAGCTGTTCTTCTATAATATGCACTAAGATATCTCCAATTAGATTTTTGAAGTTTTCATCTTTATACAAATCTTCTTTAGGTATATCATTAGATACTAACACATCATAATCAAATTGTAAAGAAACTTCTTCATTTTTTTCATTCTCATTGACCTCTACCTTTCCATACTTATAAATTACGTCTGGATAATCTGTAACGCCAGACAATCTAAGAGCAGTCCATTCTTTAGATTTATCTGTACAATAAACAAATGCCCTAGAAATGTCAACTTTATTAAGTTTCTTCTTCAACTTCTTCTGCCCCCACTTCTTCTGATCGTTGCCCATACTTAAACTCTTTACCAGCAACCACATCTAACTGAGCCATCACTTCTTCAGTAAAGAATTTTTCTGGTTGATTATTAATAGTTTTACCAAATGTCTTTGTGCCGTCAGGTAATTCGATACGAGTTGATACCGATTTAAAGATGCCATATTTTAGTGCAAGTTCAAGTAGTCCATAGTATCTATCAAGTCCACGTTCATACATTAGACGAACATCAACCATCTTATTTTCAATAGTCAAACGTGACTTAGCATTCTTACAGTGAACAATATTACCAACAACTTCTGTGCCATCCTTTTCTTTCTTCTTTGAAAGATAAACAATAGACGAAGCGGCATACTTCAGTCCAGAACCACCACCCATTTCTTTTGTTGGGAACATAGAACCCACAACGTCATAGGTATGGTTTGTGACAACCATAGGAACTTTTGCTTTACCAAGTTTCAAAGTCAACACTCTGAATGCAGCTTTTAGAACTTGTGCTCGTGTCATATCTCGTGTCTCTTTACCATCGGCAGTATCTTCTACCTCTTTCGTAGTAGACAACATACCCAATGAATCTAAACACAACATCATAGGTTTTCTATCAGCTTCATTCTGAGCCATAAATGCGTCAAGCACTTTAATCGCTTGAGTTCTAAACTCTTGCACAGTTGTTACTGGTAGGATTACCATTCGTGATGGGTCAATACCTCTATCAATAACCATCTGTTTTGTGATTGCAGATTCAGACTCAAAATACAACACACCAGCATCTGGGTTTGCATCTAGGAATGATTTAACCATACCCATCACAAAGAATGTTTTACCTGTTGCAGATTCACCAGCAACAGCAGTAATTTTATTTGCGGCCAGTCCACCGTAGATAGAACCACTCAATAGTGCGTTGAAAATGTAAGAACCAGTATCAATAAAGGAATCTACATCTCCTGCCTCTACACCATCTGCAACTAATGCTGCATACTCATTGCCTGCCGTTTTGGCAATATCTTTTAGAAAATCCATCAAATATCTCCTTCACTTCTGTTGTTAGAACGAAATGACTCAAAACCATCTGGGTATCTCGCCTCCAACTTTTCAATATTCATATAAACAACTTCTTCTATACTACTATCTAGTGCGATACAAGCTTGAGAAATATACCACATGATATCACCTAGTTCACGTTTCATATGATACACTGTATGCTCATCCATAGGTTTACCTTGGAACACACACTTCTTTACAATCTCAGTAAACTCGCCGCCCTCTGCACAAATTCCTAGTGCAGCAGTAATTAGTCGCTCCGGCGGAACGCCCTGTTCATCAATAATATCAAGAGATTCAGTAAATGCTTCTGAATCTTTAGATGCATCAGATGTAACCTCATCTACGAATCGAGTATAGTCTAATAGAAAATCGTCAGTCATTATACCAAACCCCCCTTTGGAACTGCAATACCACTCGTTTGCTGTGTCCAACCAGCGGCAAGTTCTTTTGCAGTTTCTACCATATACATCACTGAAGATTTATTAAAATCGAAATCACCATCTGGGGATACACCAGACATGGACACACCATCAACCAAACCAATTCCATTTTGTGTAGCTTGCAAGAGTCTTGGGCGATACAATGTAATTGTCATCATATCTTCTTTAGTAAATCTACCAATAATTTCAGCTCCATTATGCATAATAATGGTGACTATTTTGTTCTTTTCCATATCTATTCTTTCCACTTATATGTTGGGTTAGGACTATTTGTATCGTAAATGTTGGGATGATTCATTAAGGCTCTACGATAGGGAGTCCATTTAATACCCCTTCCCCAACCTAGTTTATCAATTAGTTCTGCTTTAGAGACACTTCCACTGTTCTTTATCCACTGAACTACATCCTTTAACTTATCACTATTATCACTCATTTTATGGGTTTTGTCAAGAAGTTTATCCATATAATCTGACATTTCTATCATCTTATCTTTATAGATAAGTTTCTCTCGCATCCAATCTAGAGCTCGTTCTGCCTGTTCATTTCTGAACTGTGGGTCATCTAGGTATGTATTCATCAACATAAGTGCTTCATGGTCATCCTTGAAGAAGTCGCCTGTCTCCATCAGTTCATGGTAGTATGTATCATCATACATGATATAAGGAACACCATTCATCATACCATCAGTTGTAGCAACACTCCAACCACCGTATGTTTGTTTTGGTGAAAATCCCATATAGCATTTATGTAGTTCTTTATAATACCACTCTTTATTTCCCTTTGTTGTCACAACATAATCACGGTTAGGTTTTTCAAGTAGAGGTATCCATACTTTAAAGTC